GTGCCTGTGGCCGCCGTTGCGGAGATGGTGGCGACTTCGGCTGCGTCTGTCAGAACCGCCGCTAGGGCGCTGCTGGAGCCGCTGAAGGTCTGTGTGGCGGTGAAGGTGTTGGCGACGTTAGTGACCGGGATATTTGCACCCGCAAGAGTCGTTGCCCCCGTGCCTCCGTTGGCAATTGCCAGCGTCCCCGCAACGCTCACTGCACCGCTTGTGGCTGTGCTAGGCGTCAGTCCGGTTGAGCCAAAACTGATGGTGGTGACGCCGCCTGCGGGAGCCGTTGACTGCCAAGTAGTGCCATTGCTGGTCAACACATTGCCGTTGGACCCAGGAGCCACCTCCTGAAAAGCCGAAGTGCCGTTGCCGAGCAGGACGTTGTTAGCTGTAAAAGTTGCCGCGCCTGTGCCACCATTGGCTACAGGGAGCGTACCCGTGACGCCCGTGGTGAGGGGCAAACCAGTGCCGTTGGTCAGCGTAACCGAGGTGGGTGTTCCAAGGATCGGTGTGACAAACGTCGGACTGGTGGACAACACTACCGAGCCGGTACCCGTACTTGTAGCTACACCTGTACCGCCCGAAGCCACCGGCAACGCCGCGCCCAGCGTCAAAGAACCGAAGTAGTTCAGCGCCTCCAACACATCCGTGCCATCGCAGCGCAGTGCCATCCGAGCACCGTTGGGCACCGAGATTCCCGACCCAGCAGAGGTCTTCACCGTCTGTGCTGCGCCCGTGTTGTTGGTCACGAAGTACAGCTTGCTGACCGCAGGGACGATGACGTTGTACGAACCGCCTGGAGTCCCACCCAGCACGAGGAACATGGCCCGCGCTTCATCTGATGCGCCGTTGCTTGAAGTCAGCGTGTAGTTCGCCGCCGTCATCGTGATGCTGGACGTACCAGCAATCGAGGAGTCAATCAGGCTCGTCGCCCCGGCGTTGAACACCGTACCCCAGGTATTGGACAGTTCCCCCGTGGCCGGAAGAACAAGCCTGAGGCTGCTGGTATAGGTTGATGGCATGTCTTACCTCAAGCGAATCGGATCAGCGCCGTGGTGGCAGAAGCAGCCGGAAGCTGCACCGTGAAATTTGGCCCAGCAGTTTTGTCAGATCCAAAATCCAGCACCGCAATTGCACGGTCTGCCTTGGTGGAGTTGTAGATCAAGCCCCCACGGGTAACAAAACTAGACCCCGGCCAAGCAGGGTTGTCGAACGTCACATACGCCGTGGTGCCAGAAAGGAGCACTTGGACATTGGTCAGGATCTCGCCCCCAGCGCTGTAGCCTGTGCCTACAACTTCTTCCGTTGTGGTGTAAACCGTGGTGTCTGCACCAAGAGAAGCGGCGCTCGTATAGAGCGCCATCTTCAGGACATCGGTATCCAGATCATGGATAGCCAGCCATGACTCCTGTTTGAACGAAGAGCATAGCGTTTGTACCAGAGCCATTTAGACCACCTTTGTTCTGACCTGCCCAGTACGGTATGCGTCTTGTCGGTCTTTGCCTTCGCCCAGGTTCTTCAGCAGAGTCAGCGATTGAACGTACTGCTTGTCTGCCTCAGCCACAATATCCTGCTCCTGCTTCATCCACCGCGCCGCTTCAACCATGACTGCGTTAAACAACACGCTATCAAAATTGTCACCCAGCCATGTGGTCGATGCAGTGACGATGCTTTCCGGGTAGTAGAAATACGCCAACTCCGCGCTCAAAGCAGCGCTGGGCGTGGGGCCAAGCAAGAACGATTGAACCTTTGGCGTACCCGTCTGCGTGCCGTACAGGGCGTAATACTGCGGCGTCCCGGTGACAGCCACACTAGGGAAGGACTCCCGGATGAAATTGACATCCTTGTTCAGCAAGTAACTGAACACACCCGCAACGGTCACCCCAAATGAAAACGAGGACAAAAAGTCTGTTGGGACTACAAGTAGCGGGTTACCGATGGTCAGCGTCAGCGTGGAATTCTTGCGAAGGTTAGGAAGCTGCACCGAGTTGTAGATGCGCTGCTCCGCCAACTTCGTCATCGTGGAGAAGTCATTTGCAGAGAAGCTGTTTTCCACAGCATCCTGCACAGCAGTCTGCAACTCGGAGTAGTTCACGCCATCGGCCCTCTAGCCATCGTGCCCTTGGTGGCAGCGCCTGTGCCACGGATCTTGATCCCGGAGGTCTTGACAGCGGGCGGCTTGCCCATAGCAATGTTCCCCACAACCATGCAGATCTCGTCCTTGAGGGTTTCGATCTCTTGCGGTAGCCCCGACTTAGCAGGGGGCAGCTTCTTGGCTTTCATCATGGTTCACCCCGTCTTCTGGTTCATGGCGCGGGACATATTCTTGCCCAGGCGCATACGGTCCTCAGAGGTGGGACCACCCTTCTTGAAGGCTTTCCCGCCCTTGGCGAGCTTGGTCAGCGGCTGACCAGGGTGCTTCGCACGCTCGTGCTTGTGGACATCTTTCATCTTTCACTCCTTAGGTCGTGCTGACCGTGACTGTACCAACATATCCCTGCCCAACCAAGCTGTTTGGCGTCAGGGGCGCATCAAAACTGCTGGACCCGCCTATCGGAGCCCAGCCCCACTCAATCACCCGGCTACCCCCGCCGAACGAGCCCGTAGCAGTCACACCAGACAAGTACCAAGTGTTCGTGTCAGGACGGGGATCACGGATGGCCTGGGGATCGCTGACTGGGTACATACCCAGTTGTAACTGTGGTTGATCTGGGGTCCAGCACTGAGGGCACGCCTTGATTTGTGTTTGCTTGGTTTTGACTACGAGATTCTTGAGCTTTTTGAGGTCAAAACGAAACCCACAGACATCGCAGAAACCGAATGCCTTTGCGCCGTTTGCAAAGCGGTTGCTCATGTCCGATTTCCTTTCCGTGAGTTTTCTTCCCCACGGAGAAGTTGCAGGTTGTTTGGAACATGCAAACCAGACATGCTTTTACCTTGCAAAGGTAAAACATGATCAACATGCCAAGACTCATTATTTTCCCGCGTCAGCATTGCGGCAATTGAGTAGTAGCACTCTATTTTTAGTTTATCAAAGTCTGACAACCATGCAGGAGTTCGCTGCTTTTTTGCCAACTGCCGCATACGTGTCCAAGCAAGCACTCTACCTTTGTTTTTCTTGCGCCATTCTTTTGACTGCGTATTTTGCTTTTGCCTTTGCTCTTCACTCATTGACTCACGGACGCGTTTTGCTATAGCACGAACCAATTCAGGCTGCTCTTTAGTGCGTTTCTTTGCGTAAAGTCTTTTTTTGGCAAGAAGCTCATCTCGGTTAGAAACGCGGTATGCCTGGAGGTGTATTTTTTGACATTCAACACAACCACGATTAGAAACCAAACGTTCAGCCACATGCCCTTTTTTGCAAGGTTCGCCGGTGCTATACCTTTTTTGCCCAAGTGCTTTGGCATTTGCAGGTGCAGAGTCTTCTTCCTCAGTACGCACTAAGGCACGTGATGTGCGCTGCCATTCATTTTTCCTGGCTCTAACTGCATCACGGTTGTTTGCCACATATGCAGCGTCTAAAACAGCTTTGCAAGCCTTACAACAACGCCCCTTTTTTGGGAACGCCGTAGGCTCTTTTTCAACGCCGCATTTAGAACAAGTAAACATTGAACAAACTACGAGATAAATTGTTGGCGAGGCACAAATCTTACTGCAGCTTTCTCTCTGTCTTCTGTAGAAGCCGCCAGCCAGTCCTCATCATACTGCGCCTTTAGCACCTGCATCCGCTCCATCGCACCGGGGATTTTCATAGACAGGTAGTAGGCAAGTCCTGACACCAACGCATTGAGGAAACGGAACGGGATGTCCTGCGTGTACGTCCCGCCTGCACCAGCGTCTTGAATCCTGCGCAAGCGCCAGTACACCAGCGTGTACGTCTGAGAATTGTCAGGCGTGGGCCACACCGTGAACTGCGGCGCTGCTGCTTGGCGGTTGATGTAAACCTGAATCGGCCTTGCCTGCTGGAGCTTGTTTGGGATGGATGAATAGGTAGAAACTGAGATGCGCGTGATTGTCAGGTCAGTCTGCGTAGAGACGTTACCCGCGCCCGTGCGGATCACATGCTCAATCAGATCCACCGTATCGGCGGGCAGCGTGTAGGTGTTTGTGCCAGCGGTCAGGACTTGTTGGCCCTGCTCAATGGTCCACATGTTTATGCCGCGATTCGACCAATCTGCGAACAACAAATTTAACGACCGTCGTGCTGTCCTCAGGTCATAACCCGTGCGCAACTCAGCACCGCATCTTTCGAATGCTTCTTCGACGTACTCATTGAGGTCGAGATTAAACGTAGCGGTGCCGGAGGTTGCCATTATCGGTGCCTTGCGGTTTTTGCAGCAATCTTGGGAGGCTGTTTGACAAACTGTTTGCCTGCGGCTTTTCCTGCGCGT